TTACCGTCTTAATTGACGAGAGTGGTGGGCTTAACCCATGGCATTAGCCAACTCGTCGGTTTAGCACCCGAAGCACACGAGGCCTGCTCTACCTTGAGCAAGTAGTATGCGACTTGCGTCTGCTCAGCGCAACATTCCGTTTTGCACGGACCGAAGACGGATATGCAAATAGGTCCGATTCAGAAGGGAGCGCGTATGGACATTAATGACCTACGTGCGCGAGCCGGGATTACTTATCTCGGTAAGTATCGCAGTTCGAATCCTATTTGGGTTCGGGCAATGCGTGACCTTGGCAAAGCTGTCACTGTGCCTGCCGTCGATCGTGGCGTGCAACGAAGGCTCGGTGACCGCGCTGCTGGGCTTAACGCTAAGGAGGATAATCGAAGTGTCACATCCCCTCAATGGGTGGAGGAGGGACTATCGCGCTATGGATGTCCCCTTCATGCCTCCGGCTACCGAGGAGAGTCCTCCTCAGCAGTTAAGTTCACCGTCTCTGGAGTCGGCCCGTGTGCTTGCAGGCGACCTAGAGAGCCCAAAGGTGACTCAGCGGACAGTTCCTCAAGTTCCCAGAAAGGAACACTGGGATCCGGAATACTCGGAGTCGCATCACCAGCATCATTGCCCAGAGTGTTGGGATCTGCTGATGCAAACTCTAATTCTGAAAACGGGAGAGGTTCACTACCCGGCGGAAGAGCTAGAGATTACACTGAGGACAAGTCCAGACGACCGTGGGATTCGGAGTCTTACAGGGATGCGTTTCGTGCGACGCTCAGCGTTGCGGGTGACGACTCTGGAGGGCGAAGGCCTTATTCATTGGATGAAGTGGTTCGTCGTTTCATTCATCGGAAGTCTTATGCTGGTGCTCCTTATTTCGTTCGGAACGAGAGAGTTCTTGACAAAGGACTCGATGCTGCGCGACGCATTTGGAGCGGTGACCGGAGTTTCGGTCATTTTGCTACTGGTAAGCGCGTTCAGCCTGGGCCGTCTGGTCCAAAAACTCGCCTCGTATGGATGGCGTCGCTTCCTACGACTATTGTGGGTTCGGCTTTCTCAAAGAGAGTGCATCAAAACTTGGAGAGAAAACGTCCATTCGCAATCGGACTACGCGCCGTGGAAAAAGGAGCGCTAGTTTCTGAATTGCAATCGAGATTCCGATACGTGTATTCTCTGGATGTTTCAGGGTTTGACGCGTCAGCTCCAGCATGTATGCTTGATGATGTGTTTCGTGTGCTTCGGACACATCTAGACATAGATGCGCATGAGCGCGAAGTGTGGGAAAGGTTCGTAAGCGACTTCATTCACTCACGAATCATCACACCGGATGGATCAGTCTTCCAAAAACACAAAGGAATTCCATCAGGCTCGAGTTTTACAAGTTTGGTGGGCAGCGTGACTAATCTCTTGCTGCTGAACTATGTGTGGATCCGTGCGACAGGAGCAGCACTCAAGAGTGATCGAGTGCTGATTCAGGGCGACGATAGCATCATCGCTTCGAACACGCGCATAGATCTCGGGGAGCTAGCTAGGTATGCAGCCGAGCTAGGGTTCACCCTTAGTGTTGAGAAGAGTGGCGTTAGCGACTCTCATCGTGAGGTAACCGGACCATTTGATGGAACGGTACATTTCCTCGGTCATCAATGGTACCATGGATGGGCGCATCGTTCGGAGAAAGAAATTCTTCAACGAATGGTGTTTGTTGAAAGACATGCTCCTAGAACACAAGCTGAGTCGCTTATGCGACTTTACGCTTATCTCTCAGATGCTTGGGAGGCGTGGGGTATCTATACCACGGTATTTCCAGCGGAGGATTCCTTGCATAGTTTGACTATGTGCTTGGATGAAATTGGTGACGAAGTCGACATCGAAGCAGTAGACCTTCCAGGACAGCTAAGGTATCACGCTGCTGTTGTTCAGGAGTCTGGAGAAGACCCAATTCCAGTTAGAGGACTTGGATTGGGAATGACTTCTCTAGTCTACTAACA